TTCTGGTGCGGTCGATACAGTAGTTGAAAGATTTGCCTTTGCTTCTAAGCAGGTTGGTAACAAACTGGCTGATGGTACAAACAACTACTACAAGGAAGTTCTCAACCAACAATCACAATATGTCTGGTGGATGAATCACCCATCAGGTAGAAACTGGGGTGCTACTTCTGCAACTGCATTCGATGGTACAGAACAAGATGGTCAAACCGCTGGCCAAGACGCGCTAGTTTTGGACTTACGTGGTGGTAATGTTGCTACGCCGACAACTGGCGATCTACAAGATGCTTACAGCCTGTTTGCAAACAAAGAAATTGTTGATATTTCACTTGTCCTAACCGGTGGTCACGCGGCCGCAGTAGTAAATCACGTAATCGATAACGTAGCATTAGCTCGTTTAGATTGCGTTGTATTCCTATCACCACCCCTTGCCGCTGTATACAACAACGCTGGCAGTGAAGCTGCGGATGTAGTTGATTATCGTCAAACCGATATTAACCGTAACACTTCATACGCCGTTATGGATTCTGGCTGGAAGCGCCAGTATGACCGCTACAACGACCAATACATCAATGTTCCTTTGAACGCTGATACTGCTGGTCTTTGTGCCCGCACAGACCAGACAAACGATGCCTGGTGGTCACCTGCTGGCTTCAATCGCGGCCAACTCAAGAATGTTGTTAAGTTAGTTTGGTCTCCAAATCAGACAGAACGCGACACACTTTATAAGAATGGTGTTAACCCAGTAGCTACCTTCCCAGGTGAAGGCACTCTACTGTATGGTGATAAGACACTTCTTGCTAAGCCAAGCGCCTTCGACCGTATCAATGTTCGCCGTCTATTCATTGTTCTTGAAAAGGCTATCGCAACTGCGGCCAAGTATCAACTCTTTGAGTTCAACGATGTCTTTAGTCGCGCACAGTTCCGTTCGATGGTTGAACCATTCCTACGTGACGTTCGCGGTCGCCGTGGTATCTTTGACTTCCGCGTTGTTTGCGATGAAACAAACAACACCGGCGAAGTTATCGACCGCAACGAATTTGTTGCTGATATCTACATCAAGCCAGCACGTTCGATTAACTTCATCTATCTGAACTTTGTTGCGGTTCGTACCTCAGTATCGTTCACAGAAGTTGGCGCCTAATAACCCGACTAAATAGAAATAGGAGATTTATAAATGGATATTTCAAAATTTAAAGGGTTACTAGGGGCTGGCGGTGCTAGACCAAACCAGTTCCGTGTTATTCTGACATTCCCAGGCTACGTTTCTTCGGTGCCGGATACAGAATACTCGTTACTAGTTACTGGTGCAGCACTTCCTGCGTCAACAGTAAACCCAACAATCATTCAATACCGCGGCCGCGAAGTTAAGTTGGCAGGTGAGCGTATCTTTGATCCGTTCACAATCACAGTTGTCAACGACACTGCGATGTCACTTCGTCGTCCATTCGAAGAATGGATGAATGGTATGAATGATTTAGAAGCCAACACTGGTATTCTAAATCCAATTGACTATCAAGTTGATATGTCAGTAGAACATCTAGATCGTAATGACGATCCACTTATGACTTATGTTCTTTATAATGCTTTCCCGATTAACATGTCGGAAATTGGTTTACAGTATGGTCAGAATGACGTAATTGAAGAGTTCACCGTAACCTTTAACTACTCACATTATCTGACTGCATAATTCCATCCAACTAGGATAATTTAATGCAGATATTTGGTTATAAAATTGAAAGGTCTACGGCGTCACAAACTGAGAAATCGTTTGTGGCGCCAACGGACGATGGTGGCGTAGAAACTATCAGAGCCGGTGGCTACTATGGCACATACATCGATATCGACGGCACCGCAAATAATGAAATAGAATTAATTCGTAAGTATCGTGAGATTTCTATGATGGCAGATATCGATACTGCTATTGATGATATCGTAAACGATTCAATTGCAAATCTTGACGATGAAGCTCCAGTAAAAATTGATCTTGATGAAGTAGAATTGTCAAAGAATATTAAAAAAATGGTGCAAGATGAATTTCAACTGCTACTTAACATGTTGGACTTCAATCTGAGAGCGCAAGATTACTTTAGACACTGGTACATTGACGGAAGATTGTTCTTCCATAAAGTTGTTGATACTGCAAATCTAAAGAAGGGTCTAGCAGACATTCGCTATATTGACCCAAGAAAAATTAAGAAGATGAGAGAGATCCTAAAAGAAAAGGATACAAAAACGGGTGTAGAGTTCATTAAAGAGATTAAAGAATATTTTATCTACAATGAACGCGGTCTAGTTCCAAACAAAACTTTCACGCCAGCTGCCTCTATCTCTTCTACCGCCGGTGCCACCATGCGCATCGAAAAAGATTCTATCTGCTTTGTTCCTTCTGGCTTGAAGGACATGGACAGAAACATGCCGTTATCTTTTTTGCACAAGGCTATTCGCCCAGCAAATCAGTTGCGTATGATGGAAAATGCCGCAGTCATCTATCGTATCACGAGAGCTCCAGAGCGCCGCGTATTCTACGTTGACGTTGGCAATCTTCCAAAGATTAAAGCCGAACAGTATCTCAAGGGTATCATGAACCAGTATCGTAACAAGGTTGTTTACGATTCTCAGACTGGTGAAATCCGTGACGATAAAAAGTTTATGTCAATGCTTGAAGATTTCTGGTTGCCTCGCCGCGAAGGTGGCAGAGGAACACAGATTGAAACTCTACCAGGTGGTCAGGGTCTAGGCGAAATGGGAGACATTGAATACTTCCAGCGCAAACTATATCAAGCGTTGAACGTTCCGATGTCAAGACTTGAACAGCAAACTGGCCTGAACTTTGGTCGTGCTGCCGAAATCAATAGAGACGAATGGAAGTTTACGAAGTTTATTTCTAAACTGCGCCGTCGTTTCACACTTCTATTTGATGATCTACTAAAGACACAACTTATTCTCAAAGGTATCATTACCGAGGCCGACTGGGAAAAGATGAGATATAATATCAAGTATGTTTTTGCAACAGATGCTTTCTATACAGAATCCAAAGAACAACAAATTCTACAATCTAGAGTTGAAATTCTTCAAGGTGTTGCACCGTTTATCGGCACAATGTATAGTAAAGAATATGTTCAAGATAAAATTCTTAAATTGTCAGACGACGAAATTGAAGAGATTAAGAAGCAAAATGATGCAAGTCCTCCTGAAGTTTCGCCGCCCGACTATTCACCACTAGAAGGCGAACCTCCAGCAGAGGTTCAACAGCAAAATCAAGGACAAGATGATGGACAACAGTAACATTAGTGACTTAATAAATAACATTGAAAGCGGCACCTTTGCAGATGCTGAACAAGTTTTTAATGATATTATGGACCTTAAAGCAGGCGAACAGTTAGATCAAATGCGACAAGATATGGCAGCCGGAATTTATAACGACACGCCAGAAGATAATGATGTTGAAGATTTCGATCACTACGAAATCACCGACGAAAATGACCATGGCGATTTAGAAGAAATAGAGGACACCGATGAAGACCTATAAGCAACTTCAAGAGCGCATCAACATGGCGAAAGCCAAGATGGGTGATGTCATCAAGGACTTCCAGGACTCCGATGCTCCTCAATTCAAGGGCAAGTCGGACGAAAAGCGCCGCCAGATGGCGATTGCTGCTAAGTTGTCAAACGAAGAAGTCGAACTTGATGAAAAGTTTCAGGTTCACTATTATAACAAGAAGGGCGAGCATGTCAATAGTTCTTCAATCTTTAGTGATAAGGTAAAGGCAGATGCTCATGCCAAGCGTGGCAATTCTATCGACCAAGCCGGCGGCAAGTATGTTGTCAAGAAACTGGCAAACGAAGAAGTCGAAGAACTAGAAGAGCTTTCCAATTCAACTATGGGTTCTTACACAAAGAAAGCCGCAGCCGACTTTGATGCTCGTAAACCTAAGATGGGGTATGACGGTCAACTAAAGAAAATGCAGAATCGCAAGATCGGTGTCAACCGCGCTCTTGATAAAATGTATGGTGAAGAAGTTGAACTTGACGAAGGTCGTATGAAAGAGATTGCCATGGACATTAACTCCATGGACGATAAAGGTTTCAAAGCCAAACACAGGAAGTCAAAGCAAGAGATGCAGTCTGCTCTAAAGTCGGAAGAACTAAAGGGTGATCAACATAAGATTGACGCTAATAAGAATGGTAAAGTTGACGGCCACGATTTTAAACTTCTTCGTTCGAAGAAGAAAGTTGAAGAGTCTTCTGATTTAAAGCCATTCATCGTGGTTCACGCCAAGCATGGTAAGTTTGAGACTCATGCGGGTTCTACATATGAGGCTGCTAAGAATGCGGCCGCTCATTGGAAAACGAAAAAAGGTACAGCTGGTATGGATGTGCATCGTGCGGACGTCACGCATTCGACACAGCATGTCGGCTAACAAGTAAAGGGAATAGTAAATGGCAACGAAAACGGTACTAAAGTTAACACAAGTTCACGGCGTGGTCAAAGTGCGCGGGACTGGGAACGCCACTATTGCCCTTGCTACTGACCTAAAGAAGTCATCTGAAACACAGTCTTCACCTAGAGTGAACATTCGCACACTTCACTGGGCGTTGTCAGTAGGCTCTACTGCTACTATTACTAGAGACAGCGAAGTTCTATATTATCTTTCCGGTTCGGGTAAGATGGAATTTATGGGATGGTCGGATAACGAAGAAAACGGTTCAGATATTGTTGTAGATTTTTCCTCAGGTACTGGCGCAGTAGTTCTAGAACTTGCTAAGGTTTCCGGTTATGGTTCACAACAACATCAAAATCAAGGAGACCTAGGCTAATGAAACTTATTACCGAAGTCAACGAACAAGTTCGTTATATCACAGAAGAAAAGAACGGTAAGAAAGCACTCTATATTGAGGGCGTTTTCCTGCAGTCCAACATTAAAAATCGTAACGGTCGTATGTATCCATCGGAAATCATGGGTAAAGAAATCAATCGTTACATGAAGGAAGCAGTAGAGAACAATAGAGCCTTTGGTGAATTGGGACATCCAGATGGTCCATCAATCAATTTAGATAGAGTATCGCATATCATTACAGAACTTCGTCAAGATGGCGATAACTGGGTTGGTAAAGCGAAGCTGACAGAAACACCAATGGGCAATATCGCTCGTGGTCTAATTGAGTCTGGCGGTCAACTTGGCGTTTCGTCAAGAGGCCTCGGTACTTTGAAGGAAAACAGAGACGGTGTTCAAGTTGTGCAAGATGACTTTCATCTAGCGACAGCGGCTGATATCGTAGCTGACCCCTCAGCACCAGATGCCTTTGTTCGTGGCATCATGGAAAATAAAGAATGGGTAGTTGTGAATGGTGTTTGGACCGAACAGCATTGCGATATGTCCAAGAAGTATATTAAGAAAGCAAGTAAGAAACAACTCGAAGAAGCAAAGATTCAAGTCTTTGAACGTTTCTTGCGTCATCTTTCTTCAAAGTAATATTTTTATAAATAGAATATAAAAATCCATTTAGGAGACGCAAATGAGTGTAGAAAACAAAATCAGAGAGTTGCTAACTAAGAAGCAACTATCCGAGGAAGTTCTAGATGAGAAGGTTGCAGGTGATGCAACCAACCCTAAGCAGGGTTCTTCCGAAGACGCACCTGCTGCTGGCAAACTAGGCGCTGCCGGTGGTAAGGATACATCCATCCCAGCTAAGGTTGCAGGCGATCAAACACAACCTCGCCAAGGTGATTCCCAGGATGCTCCAATTTCCAGCGAACGTGATGAAGAAACTGATAATCCAGGTGCCAAGGAAGCTGCTCCAGTTTCCAGCAACCAGGCTACACTTTCTCAGGGCGGCGCAGGTAATGCACCTAACTTCACGACCCATAGTGACCCAACTTCGGTTGTAAACATGGCATCGTCAAAGGGTAATGTTCATCAAGAAGAAACAGAGGAAGATGGCGAAATGATTGAAGAAGATTTCACTGCCGATCTTGCTACTCTCTTTGATGGTAACGAAGACCTATCAGAAGAATTCCGTGGCAAAGCATCGTCGCTCTTTGAAGCAATGGTAACTGCCCGTGTAGCCAATCAAATTCAGCAAATCGAAGAAAGTCTAATCTCCGAAGCGGCTGAATTGATGGAAGAGTTCAAGGCCGACTTGACCGAGAAGGTCGATTCTTATCTTGGTTATGTAATTGAAAAGTGGGTTGAAGACAACGCACTTGCTGTTGAAAATGGTCTTCGCACCGACATCGCGGAATCATTCATCAACAGCATGAAAAACCTGTTCGCAGAACATTATATTGATGTTCCCGAAGAGAAATATGATGTGCTTGGTGAAATGCAAGCCCAACTAGAAGAAGTATCTGCTAAGTTGGACGAACAAATTTCTGCAAATGTAGAACTGCACAATAACAATGTAGCTCTTTTGAAGCATGGCGTTTTCGCCGTTGTTTCTGAGGACCTTGCAAAGACCGATGCTGAAAAGTTTAAGTCGTTGGTAGCTGATGTAGAATTCGAGAACGCAGACATCTTTGAAGAAAAGTTAAACGTCATCAAGGAAAATTATTTCCCTGCTTCTAAGTCAACTACTATCGTGGAAGACAAACTAGAAGATGAAGGCGTGGAAGTCTTAGACGAATCGACAGTCAGTAAGTATGTCCAAGCACTGGATAAGATTGCTGCTCAAAACTAATTTTTTTATAAATAAAAGATATTGACACACAAGGAGAAAACTACATGTTTCTTTCAGAACAACTACAAAAGAAGTGGGAACCTGTTCTAAATCACGGCGGACTCGGCGCGATTAAAGACAACTACCGTCGCGCAGTTACAGCCGTCGTTCTTGAAAACCAAGAAAAGGCCCTACGCGAAGAAAAAGAGGCACTTTTCGAAACACCGGCAAATAACATCGGTGGTACTGGTGCTTCAAACATCGACAAGTATGATCCAATCTTGATCTCGCTTGTTCGTCGCGCCCTTCCTAACCTAATGGCGTATGACGTTGCTGGCGTTCAGCCAATGACTGGCCCAACTGGCTTGATCTTCGCAATGAAGTCAAACTACACCACACAAGCTGGCACAGAAGCTCTCTTCAACGAAGCCGACACAGACTTCTCTGGTGCTGGTACTCACGCTGGTTCGAACCCAGTTGACGGTAGCTACACCACAGGTACTGGTATTGCAACAGTTGATGCCGAGCAACTTGGCGAATCTGGCGGAACCGATTTTGGTGAAATGGCATTCAGCATCGAAAAGACAACTGTTACTGCTAAGACACGCGCTCTTAAAGCAGAATACACAGTTGAACTGGCACAGGATCTTAAGGCTATTCACGGTCTTGATGCTGAATCAGAACTTTCGAACATTCTTTCACAAGAAATTCTGAACGAAATCAACCGCGAAGTTATCCGCACAATCTACAAGGTCGCTAAGACAGGTGCTGCTTCAACTGCAACAGCTGGTACTTTCGATCTTGACGTTGACTCGAATGGTCGTTGGAGCGTTGAGCGTTTCAAGGGTCTTCTGTTCAACATGGAACGTGACGCTAACGTAATCGCACAAGATACCCGTCGTGGTAAAGGTAACTTCATCATCTGTTCGTCAGATGTTGCGGCTGCTCTATCTATGGCTGGTGTTCTTGACACCGGTCTCGCTCTAAAGGGTGCAGGTTCACTTGAGTCGGACGACACAGGTAACACCTTTGTTGGTACAATCAGTGGTAAGAAGGTTTATATCGATCCTTACTCAGCTAACACAGGCGCTGCTAGCCAGTTCTACGTTGTTGGTTATAAGGGCGCTACAGCATATGATGCTGGTCTCTTCTATTGCCCATACGTTCCACTACAAATGGTTCGTGCTATCGATCCTAACAGCTTCCAACCAAAGATTGGTTTCAAGACACGTTATGGCATGATCGCTAACCCATTCGTAACACAGTCGAACGGCACAACTGACGGTGATACATTCACTGCCAACCGTAACCAATACTATCGTCGCGTTAAGGTTACGAACCTTATGTAATCGATACCTTCCCATTAGAGGAAGGGTTGCAAAAAACTGGGGGGAGCAGAAATGCTCTCCCCTTTTTCGTTATAAATAATAGACGGAGAAAGATATGTCAAGGCGAATTTTAGATACACCGGATACTTTAAATTATCTGAGGCCAAATGGTTTTCAGTTTAATATTGATACGCTTCCTAATGTATCGTTCTTTTGTCAGTCGGCAAACATACCTGCGTTGTCAATCGGTAACGCATATATTGCTAACCCATTGGTAGACTTCACTGTTCCTGGTACCAATCTTACGTATGATGAATTGACCATAAAGTTTATCGTTCAAGAAAACTTCCAAAACTATATTGAGTTACACGATTGGCTAATTGGTCTAGGCTTTCCAGAAGAGCGTAACCAGTATAAAGAATTCAAACAAGCCAGAGGCGGAACCGAAAAAGGCTTTAGTAGCTCTGGTGATTATTCTGATGGAACATTAGTTGTTCTAGATTCCGATCTAAATAAAGCGATGGAAATTAAATTCATTGATTGTTATCCAACAACTTTGCAAGGACTGGAATTTGATATCAGTGATGGTAATGTCCAGTATCTTACAGCACAAGTCACTTTTAAATATACGATGTATAAGTTTATTCAATAACTATTGAGGTTATATTATGAAATTATCAGAAGTCCAAGAAATGTGGACAAGCGATTCTAAAATAGATGAGTTAAATCTAGGCAGAGAATCTACTAAAACACCAGAATTACATGCAAAGTATTTGAATATTCTTTCAAATACTAAACTGCAACTGCGAAAAGCAGAAGCAGATTACTATCGTTTGCGCCGCGATAAAGCAAAATACTTTCGAGGTGAAATGACCCTAGATGAACTACAAGATAAGGGCTGGAACCAGTATCAAGGCCTAAAGCCATTGAAGCATGATATGGAAGACCGCATCAACTGTGATGAAGATATCATTCGAGCTATGGACAAAGTAGAATATGTTAAAGCCTTACTCTACCAATTAGAGCAAATTATACGCTCACTAAATAGTAGAACATGGGATATTAAGAATGCCATTGAGTGGACTAAATTTACAAACGGATTGATGTGAGTGATCTAAAAGTTTCCAAGAAAAATGAGGTGCATCTGAAGGTCGATTGTGACCCAGGTATTGCACAAGAAATAAATGATTACTTCACTTTTGAAGTCCCGGGCGCACGTTTCATGCCAACGTATCGTGCTAAACTATGGGACGGTAAAGCCAGACTGTTCAATATATGGACAAAAGAACTATACGTTGGTCTTCTACCTTATCTCAGAGAGTTTGCCGAGCGACTTGACTACACCGTAGACGTTGACATGGAACGCATTGGTGATCCAGTTACTATGAAAGATGTGCAGAAGTTTGCGGAATCTTTGAACTTACATAGCCAAGATAAGCCAATTGAGACAAGAGACTACCAGTTAGAAGCGGTTAAATATGCTATTCGTATCGGTCGCACACTGCTACTATCACCTACCGCATCGGGTAAGTCGCTCATCATCTATCTGTTAATGCGTTATCATCAACAGTTTGGTCGTAAGCAGTTGATTATTGTTCCTACCACTTCGCTCGTAGAACAGATGTATAAAGATTTTCAAGACTATGCATCACACACCGAGTGGTACGTATCTCAGAACTGCGCCAAGATTTACGCTGGCCATGAAAAGTCAAACGAAGCATCGATTGTAATTTCCACATGGCAGTCCATCTACAAACTACCGAAGAAATTTTTTGCCGAGTTTGATGTTATCTACGGAGACGAAGCACACTTATTCAAAGCAAAGTCGCTGACATCCATCTTTGACAAATGCACTGAAACGAAGTATCGCATCGGTACCACCGGAACATTAGATGGAATGAAGACCCATAAACTTATTCTTGAGGGTCTGTTCGGTAAGGTAAAGAAAGTTATCTCTACTAAAGAACTGATGGACCAAGGCTCAGTTGCTGATCTTGACATTCATTGTATTCTACTGGACTATACGGACGAAGAAAAGAAGGTACTGAAGACCTACACATATCAAGAAGAGATGGACTGGTTGGTCACACACCCCAAACGCAACAACGTTATTAAGAACCTTGCTACAACTCAAAAAGGTAATACACTTGTTCTATTTCAGTTTATTGAAAAGCACGGCCAAGTTTTGTATGATTTAATTAATAATAAGGTCGGAGATACTCGCCAAGTTTTCTTTGTCCATGGTGGTACAGACACACAACAGCGAGAAGCGATTAGAGATATTACTGAAAAAGAAAAAGACGCCATCATTATAGCGTCCTACGGCACGTTTTCAACGGGTATAAATATAAGAAATCTGCACAACGTTATCTTTGCATCACCTTCCAAATCGCGCATTAGAAATCTACAGTCAATCGGTAGAGGACTTAGAAAAGGTACCGACAAAACAATGTGCAGGCTATTTGATATCGGTGATGACCTAACATGGAAGAGCCGAAAGAACTATACTCTTTCCCATATGGTGGAAAGAATTAAGATATATAATGAAGAAGGTTTCAACTATAAACTAGTGAGAATACAGCTATGAGCGAAGTCACTGTTCTGAGGTTAAAAAATGGCGAAACACTAATAGCAAGTGTTCGCCTAGCAGACCCTAATAATTATTGGTTAGACGATCCTATTGCCGTCATTGCGGTCCAAGTCAACCGCGACGGTGTAAACGGAGAAACTTTTCTCTTGAAACCATGGATTGGAATTTCGCCGGATAAAAGTTTTCTTTTAAGTGCCAAAGAGATACTTACCTCTTGCTCTTTAAAAGAAAATCTGCTACAACAGTATCTCTCTTACACGGGCAATTACCCCGAACCGATAGAAGACATTGAAGAGTTAAACGAGATAGAAATTCTTCAATCAAGAATACTAAGAAGTAAAAGATTACTTAATTGATTCATTTTTGAAGAGCTACACTCTTCTTATACCACAAGAATCACTAGTTGTAAATACTTTTTTTAATAAAAATGTTGCCATATACAAAAAAATGTAGTATAACAGATTATATCATGATGGAGGTCCTAATGGCCAAGAATAAAAAAAATAATGTTCACTACGTAGATAACGCCTTGTTTCTAGAAAAAATTACAGAGTATAGAGAAAAGGTTTTGGCTGCTAAAGCTGAACCAGACTATGATAGTAGTAAGAAGCCTCGTGTGCCCAATTATCTGGGTGAATGCTTCCTTAAGATTGCCAATCACTTGGCATATAAAAGCAATTTTATTAACTACACATATCGGGATGAGATGATATCAGATGGAATTGAAAATTGCATTACTTACATCGATAACTTCGATCCTGCTAAGTCTAAGAACCCCTTTGCATACTTCACACAGATTACGTATTATGCCTTCTTACGCCGTATTGCGAAAGAGAAGAAGCAACAGTCTGCAAAGTACCGATACATTCGTAATCTAGATGTCCATGATTTGATTACACAAGACCACGACGGCGGTGATTATGGAAATGAGTTCATTGACTATCTTAAAAAGACGATTGACCTGGTAGAAGACTATGATAAGCCAGCAGAGGTCAGTAATATTCCTAAGCGCCGACCAAAATATCTGGATAAACAAAAAACTATTGACTCGGGACTAGATTTAGAGTAATATGAGAACATCACTCTAATTGAAAGGTACATTTATGATTGATTTTCCAAAAACTAATACTGCTGTTAAGTTTGTTTCTGATAACTGGTTCTCCCTGTTGATGTTGGGCGTTGTTTCTACCGCTGTGATTTCAGTTGTTAATAGCGTTGCTGGCCATCGCGAAGAAGTTCAGGGTATTTCGGTTCAGAATGCCGGGTGCATCTACCTTGAATCGTCTAAACTCGGCGAGGGTCAGCACTACATGATTTGTGATGGTCAAATTACATTGATTCGCCTTCAAGAAGGCGAAGAGCTTGATGCGGAACAGGCGCTAGAGAAAGCTATTCCCGTCGCAACTGATACTACAAAGTAAGGTAAAACATGACTAAGGAACTAATTGTTCCTGCAATCGTCCAACAGATGGTCGATACTATGCAGGACAAGGCAACGCCTTCTAATATCAGACATAACTACATGGTGACGGTAGAAAATATTCGTAACTATTGTGATAACGCCTTATCACAATATGCAAAAGAGAAGCGTAAATGAAAGTAACTGATCTTAATACCGTTCATGTAATGATTGACTTGGAAACTCTTTCGACAAGAGCCAACGCGACCATTCTTTCTATTGGTGCTACCAAGTTCACTCTTGGTGAAGGTATTATCGATAAGTTCTACTGTAACATCGATGCCAAATCTTGTAAGACCGCAGGGCTTCACGTTGACAAGTCTACTATTGATTGGTGGATGCAGCAAAGTGCCGCAGCAAGAGATGCTCTTCTTGTCGACCAACTACAACTCGTGGACGCACTACTAAGTTTCACTGACTGGATTGGTAGAGACAAGGTAATGCCATGGGGTAACGGTGCTTCGTTTGATATCTCCATTCTGGAGTCTGCATATGCGGCAGTCAGTCTGCCTTATCCTTGGCGCTATAGCAACATCATGTGCTATCGCACCGTGATGAATCTTATGGGCCTTAGCAATGCTAAGATTCGTGCAGCCGAAAATGACACGCATCACCATGCACTTGATGATGCAATCAGCCAGACTAATACTTTACTTGGAATTCTAAAGTCATGAAAATTGGTGAGTTATTTGATGAATAGACTAAACTTTCTGCCCAATCCGATTACCAGTAGTGGTTCGTTTGCAGGAATTGATATTGCAGAGTATTATAAAAGTAATTTAGAAAAAATGCCTGCTGATTGGCACTATCGTACCAAAGAAATTTACTATAAAACGAACAAACTAAATTATAGAACAGATGAATTTAGAAATATTTCTTGGGAAGATTCTGTTGTTGTTTTTGGATGCTCGAATGCATTCGGAGTCGGACTGGCAGAAGATGAAACAATAACCCACCAACTTTCATTGCTACTTGGTTGCCCAGTTATCAATATGGGAGCAGGTGGAACTTCAATGATGTTTTCATTATACAATCAACTTGTGTTGCATAACATAAAACAACCTAAAGCAATTGTTAATATGTGGACGGGAATGGAACGATTGACCATTTTTAATAAGGAGTCAGTGGTAAACGTAAATGCACATTCGCAGAGTAATTTTAGTAAAGAATTGTTCAAACTTTGGAACTTTTATCCAACACATTCACTTTCGTTTTCGTTGATGTTGCAACAAATGTCTGTTGCTTTATGGAAAGATATTCCGCATGTAGAGGTTACCTTTTTTGAATCTACTGCAAATGATTTGAATTGTAAGTTTTTGAGTTGGGATGATAAAGCTAGAGATCTGATGCATCCTGGACCAGTAACAACTTTGAATGCCGCTAAATCAATTGCTAAAAGATTATGAATAATGTAGCAAGGAAATACTAACCATGGTTGAATATATAAGATATCTCAATATTCCATCAGTGCCTAATAACCTGATACTAGATTCGATAGAAGAAATTGAGGCATTGGAATCAGTCTGGCCTCAGAATTATGAGCACCCAGAGCGGTTCTTGCTTAAAAAGAATGCAAATAAAGATCTCGAAGAATTTCTTAGACCTTACTTCGACTTTGATATTACTACGAAGGTTTATTACCAGATAATTAGGTCAAGAAGTCCCAAGCATATAGACTTTAACCGAACTAGTTGTTATAATTATATTATCAATACGGGTGGAGAAAAGGTATCTACTAGTTGGTTTAATCTAACAAATAGTAAATTGCTTGAGCACAAAGAAATCATTCCTGATCGAGTGTGGCATAAAATACAAGTAGATGTACCTCATGTAGTGCAGGGAATAATACAAGATCGATTTGCATTAACTGTATTCGAATGGGATCCTGGAAAAACTCCTGCTGATATTCTGAGTTGGCACGAACAAGGATATTCAGCAGAAGAAATATCGAGAAAATTAATTAGATATGAACGAAAAATCATTGACAATTCTCTTGATATAGAGTAGAATGAACACAAAGTGCATTTTGATAAATGTAAGGATAAATAATTTGCGTATAGCTTTAATAACGGACACTCACTTCGGTGCTAGGTCGGATTCCATTCCGTTCGATAACTTCTTTGCAAAGTTCTACACGGAAACATTCTTTCCCCATCTGGAACGTGAAGGCATTAAGACTATTATTCACCTTGGCGATGTCTTTGACCGCCGCAAGTTTATAAATTATAATACCTTGAAGAAGTGCCGCGAGTATTTCTTTGACAAGACCAGTGATTTGGGCATCGATGTCCATATGATTGCTGGTAATCACGATACTTTCTTCAAGAATACTAATGATGTAAACTCTCTGGATCTTCTTCTCCGTGAGTATGAGAACATCATTACATATTCAGAAGCAGAAGAAATCAGATTAGACGGAAAGAATCTACTGCTTGTTCCATGGATTTGTTCGGGCAACTATGCAGAAACTATGGAGGTAGTAAAGAAAAGCAATGCACAAGCAGTATTTGGACACTTTGAGTTTTCAGGTTTCGAAATGTATCGTGGGCATAAAAATGATCACGGAATGGACACTGTTGACTTTGATAGATTTCCTCTCGTTTGTAGCGGTCATTTCCATCATCGCAGTCGGTCTGGTAACATTGTCTATCTTGGTAATACCTATGAGTTTACTTGGAATGATTATAATGATCCGAGAGGCTATCACTTATATGATACGGAAACAAATGAGGTAGAATTCTTTGAGAACCCATTTAAAATCTTCCATAAAATCTATTATGATGATACTAATGGTGACCCTTCTGCTATCGACCTTCTACCTATGGTTGGATCTTGTGTTCGTTTGGTAGTTGTGAAGAAGACAGACTTCTATAAGTTTGACCGCTTTGTTGATAAGCTGTATGACCTAAATCTAATTGAACTTAAAATCATTGAAGACTTTTCTGAATTTGAAACAGAAGCTACGGATGATGAAGAGTTAAATGTAGAAGATACTATGTCTGTTCTCTCAGATTTTGTTGACACTATTCAAACCGATCTGGAAAAGAACCGTATTAAGTCTATTCTACAGACACTCTATGTTGAGGCACAGAACGTTACAGTATGATTATTTTTAACACTATTCGTTGGAAGAACTTTCTTTCCACGGGCAATCAGTTTACTGAAATTAAACTAGACCGTTCACCCAGTACCCTCATAGTCGGTGAAAACGGCGGCGGCAAGTCCACGATGCTTGATGCATTGTGCTTCTCTCTTTTCGGTAAGCCGTTTCGCAACATCAACAAGCCGCAGTTGGTAAACTCCATTAACAAGAAGCAACTTCTGGTTGAGGTAGAATTTCACACAGGCAGTAAACTGTATAAGATTGTTCGCGGCATCAAGCCCGGTCTTTTTGAAATCTATGTTGATGGCGAACTGTTGAATCAAGATGCGGCCGCTAGAGATTATCAAAAGTATCTTGAGGAATCCATTCTCAAGTTGAACTACAAGTCTTTTACCCAGATTGTCATTCTAGGTTCGGCGTCATTCACCCCGTTCATGCAGTTACCTTCTGGTACCCGCAGAGAAATCATCGAAGACCTACTTGATATTCAAATCTTTACCACAATGAATGTGGTGTTGCGTGACAAGATGAATGCTCTTAAAGATCAATTACAAGATGCCGACGGTAAGCTGGAAGTTTTAAAGCAGAAAGCATCAATTCAGAAAGAATATGTTGACACCCTAGAAGCGAATCGAGAGAAGAGAGTCGATGAAATATTGGAACGTATTGAGACTGGCGAAGGGAAGATATCGAGTCTTACCAATCTCACCAATGATCTGGCGGGGCAGAAAGTTTCGATTGAAGAAACCCAAAAAAATCTTGGAGACCTCGCGACCAAGCAAAAGAAACTCGACTCCTTTAAAACCAAATTTTCCGCACAACTCCGTGATCTTCAAAAAGAGGTTGCTTTCTACGAGGAAACAGATGAGTGTCCTACATGTCAGCAAGGGATTGCCCACGACCATAAAGAAACTATCGTCTCATCAAGACAAGAGAAAATTCAAGAACTCTCTTCTGGAATGGAGAAACTCCAAGAAGAATTTACAAAACTTGAAGAACTCATTGCGGAAAATGAGGTTCTTTCCGAACAAATTTCTGGGTTGAATACTGAGATTATCACGCACAATAATGAAATCATTGTTCAACAGAGATTGATTCAGACTCTTAATTTGGAACTGGCTGATATTACATCTAAAACCGGTAATATAGATACTGAGAAAAATAAGTTAAAAACTTATGCTAAGGAAGTTCTGTCTCAGAACGAAGAAAAGGCCAAGTTGAATGAAGAAAAGCATTACATGGATGCTGTCTCCACTCTCCTCAAGGATACTGGTATTAAGACTAAGATTATTCGGCAGTATCTTCCAGTTATCAATAAACTGGTGAATAAATACCTACAGTCCATGGACTTCTTTGTGCAGTTTAATCTGGATGAGAAGTTTGATGAAACTATCAAATCTCGCCATCGTGACGATTTCAGTTACGCATCCTTCTCGGAAGGTGAAAAGCAACGTATCGACCTGGCTCTTCTGTTTACGTGGCGAACAATCGCTAAGATGAAGAACAGCGTGGCTACCAATCTTCTAATCTTGGACGAGGTATTTGATAGTTCTCTTGACAACAACGGTACCGATTACGTTATGTCTCTACTTGATACATTGGGTGAAGACACGAATGTATTTGTTATCAGTCATAAGGGCGACCAACTCTTTGATAAGTTCCGCAGTCTTATTAAGTTTGAAAAGAAAAATAACTATAGTGAAATGGTGATATAATGGAATTAATTAAATTTACTGACCCAACACTTCGGGTAGAGCCAACAGCTTTTGAATTTGGCAAAGAAGATGCTAAAGATTTGGTAGATAGACTATGGACAAAATGTCGTGAACTTCGAGGTTTAGGTTTATCTGCAAATCAGGTAGGAATTGATGCCAAAGTTTTTGTGATGGGTTCAGATGATGATAATCGCAAGAATGTATTTAACCCAAAGATTGTTTCCTCGTCGGAAGAAACCAATCTAGCTAAAGAAGGCTGCCTAAGTTATCCTGGTCTGTGGCTTTCTATCAAACGCCCAGCCGCCATCACTGCCTCATATCAGAATGTAGAAGGTGAATATATAGTAGAAGAGTTCACGGGATTGCCCGCTAGAATTTTTCAGCATGAATATGATCATATGCTTGGGTTGAATTTCTCTGACCATGCTTCTGAAATGAAAATGAAGATGGCTATGAAGTCACTAGAAAAACGAGCAAAAAGGTATATTAGAAAATATGTCCAACACAACCTATGATTTCGGATTTACATTCGAAGACCCAACCGAAACTGTGGTTCACGTTCGAGAACCATATAATCCTAACGACGATATAGGTGCCAGCGATCTTAAAGATGAGATTATGGCCAAACTCTATGATCTTGAAGCCAGACTTCTCACGGTAGACCAGTCAACACTTATCTCAGAACATAAGCGGCTGGTAGAAATGGAAGTTTCTGAAAAGTTGAAGCAGGTAGAAGATTTAATTTTACCTTTAATGTATAACCTGATGAAAAATCCTGAAAAGGAATACATCCACTGGCCGAATAGGACACCCATAATTGATAACCAAATTGAAAAGATCACCGCAATCACAAGATACTATGAACGAGTTTGATGGTCCTTCTAAGGCTAGATACTTTGCGCAACCTGTAGCTACTGTAGTAAATCTATATCTGTGCGGCGAAATTAAAGCTGCCGAAGAATATGTAGAATGGTTCCAGTTATTTCGAGCGGCTGGCGAGACAGATACTATCTACATTCGTATCAATAGTGAAGGTGGCGACCTGTTTGCCGCTCTCCAGATAGTAAGAGCAATTCAAGAATCAAATGCTACTATCGTTTGTTCGGTAGAAGGCATCTGTATGTCGGCTGCAACTCTTATCTTCCTTAGTGCGGACCGCTTTGAACTATCTGACCATACCATGTTTATGTTTCACAACTATTCAAGTGGCACCATTGGTAAAGGCGGCGAAATGTATGACCAAATCACACACTTCCGTGCATGGTCTGAGAAGTTGTTTGCTTCTTTCTATAAAGACTTCCTGACGCCAGAAGAAATTAAGTCTATGCTTGATAACAAGGACATCTGGCTTGATGCGGAAGAAGTTGCCAAGCGTTTGAAGAACCGTATCGAAGCAGACGCAGAAGAAGAGGCTCCAAAGCCCAAGAAAACTCGAAAGAAAGCCCCGCCTGTATAAATACTACTTGACATTCACTCACGAATCGAGTAGTATATAAATATGATTGGTTTTAAAGAGTTTATAAGTGAGTCGCAAGACAGTGCCGGATTAACTATCTGGGATATTGACGAGACATTGTTCCGTACCAAAGCCCGTGTCCATATCGTCAAAGACGGTAAGATAATCAAGACACTGGGTAACAAGCAATACAATACATATAATTTACAGCCGGGTGAATCCTTTGACTTTAGCGAGTTTAGGGACGCCCGGCATTTTCGTGACACCAGCGAACCTATCGCTAAAGCGATTCGCAAATTGATTGCAATGCATAAAAATATTAAGGCCCGTGGCAGTAAGATGATTGTCATTACCGCTCGGTCAGATTTCGATGACCGTGATATTTTTCTGGATACATTTCGTCAACAAGGTATCGATATTGATGATATCCATGTTCACCGTGCTGGCAATCTAGGCGCTATGCCGTCTGCTCCAGCCAAGAAAATCTTTATTAAACAATACCTTGACACTGGTAAATTTACTCGCGCTCGTCTCTTTGATGATGCCGTTTCCAATCTCCAGATGTTCAAAGATTTGGCAGATGAATATCCAAACATTAAGTTTGAGCCATTCTTGGCTCATGCCGATGGGTCAATGACACGTTTTTAACTTGACATTACCATCGTTTCGTGTATACTAATAATATAAGGAGAATGATTATGTTTAAGTCTATTATTTCTAGTATTATTGCGGTCAGTGTTCTTGCTACTCCTGTAGTAGCAGAAGCCAAGGGTCGTGGTGAACACCGCACTGAACGCCACGAGCGCAAACGCGGCAATCATATTAATACGGGCGAAGCTATTGCTATCGGTCTAGGCGCATTTATTCTTGGTGCTGCTATTAAAAACAACAATAGCCGCGACGAGGAAGTTGAGCGCGAAGTTTATGACCGCGAGTATCAATATCACTATCGTAACCGTGATGCATATTATCGCCGCGACCGTAACTGCCGTACCACAGAAGTTACTGAATATGACTACTACGGCAATCGATATATTCGCCGTGAGCGCCGTTGTTTCTAAAAGAATCGCTTGACATTTGGTCGCGAATCGACTATAGTAAATTATATGATTGATTGATTGATGAGGTTTTGTGATGTCCCAGTTTGCTGAAAAGTCGATTCTCGCCAAGTTGTTGGCGACAGAAAATATCCATGTAGAACACCAGAAGACAAGTACCGCTTACTTCAATCTGGAGACCCGCACGGTCGTGCTGCCGATCTTCAAAGAGACTTCGGCTGACCTTTATGACCTGCTAATCGGCCATGAAGTCGGTCACGCTCTTGAAACGCCTGCTGACGGCTGGCACTCCAGCATCTCTGAGAAGGGTGTGGGCTTCAAGTCTTTCCTCAACATCATTGAAGATGCTCGTATCGAACGCAAGATGAAGAACCGTTACCCCGGTCTTCGTCGGTCGTTCTACAATGGTTACCAAGAACTCTTCGAAAAGAATTTCTTCGGTGTCGAAGGTATGGATGTCAATAAGCTAAAGTTCATTGACCGCATCAACCTTCACGCCAAGGTCGGTTCGTTTTTGAACGTCAAGTTCTCGGACGAAGAACAAGCGATTGTCAATCGTCTTGACACCCTTGAAACGTGGGAAGATGTGGTTGCTCTCGCCAGCGAACTCTACGAACGTGCCGAAAACTCGACCGAAGAACTTGACTTCGAACAATTCATGAACGCCCTTGGTGATATCATGGAAGATGGTGACGGTGAATTCGACCCGAGTGCGGACTACGTTGAAGTTCCTAATTCGGACAACTCCGATGACAAAGAAAAGCCACAGACGCCTTCTTCTACGGGTCAGAAATCAGAAGACGAAACAGAAGAGCCTAAGTCTTCATCGTCCGATGATACCGAAGAAAAGTCAGAAGAAAAGTCAGAAGAGAAAGAAGACGGTTCGTCTGATGACAGTGAGTCTGATGATACAGAAGAAAGCCCTGAGCCGACTTCGTTCACCGATGAGAACTTTCGTCGGAATGAAGACAGCCTGCTTGATGCAAACGCCCGTGAGACGTTTTATGCCAAGCTCCCTATTCTGAACCCGGCTGATTTTATTGTCGGTATTAACACCGTTGAAAAGATGTTGAAGTTCTCTGTTGGTGGCGCCGCATACCGAGCAGGCAAGACTGCTGAACAAGTCAAGATGGAACTCTACAAGGAGTTTCTTGCCAAGAACAGCAAGTACCTTAGTTCAATGGCACAGGACTTTGAACGTAAGAAAAAAGCCAAGTCGCTTATGCGCGCCCAGACTTCCAAGACTGGCCGCATCAACATGGACAAAGTGTGGGCTTACAAGATTACAGAAGACCTGTTCTTACAGAACACGGTTGTTCCTAATGGTCAGAACCACGGCATGCTTCTGTACCTTGATATGTCGGGCAGTATGTCTTCCAACATGTCTGGTACCATGGAGCAGCTGGTTCTGCTGGCTTCGTTCTGCCAGAAAGTTCGCATTCCTTTTGAAGTTTACGGCTTCATCACAAACTCTAGCGCACCACAAACGTATTTCGATACAGTGCGCAGCCGCAATAACTTGTCGGACCCAAACAACCTGATGATTTCTGACCCCAGTTTCCGTATGCTCCAGCTGGTGGCTACCGGTGTTTCTGGCGGTAAGTTCAAGACCCAGATGGCAAATCTTTTGGCTCTCGGTAATTCTTACAGCCGCAGTTTTCATGACCTTTATCTAGACGGTACCGCTGCCAATTCTTTTGGTCTTGGCAGCACTCCGCTAGAAGAAGCCATTCTGCTTGGCCGTTACATCGCCGAAGACTTCAAGAACCGCAATCGGGTTGAAGTTCTTTCGTCGGTATTCTTGACCGATGGTGAAGGTGATTGTAACTTTGAAACTGTTGGTCATCACAATGATTATCACCGTAAGAACCTAGCTATTGTTGACTCTAAGACTCGTCGCACATTTTTGCAGCAATATGATGGCAATAGCTATCGCAGCAAGTCTTATTGCAAGGCTCTTTTAGACCTGTATCGTGAGACCACGGGTTCGCGAATGATTAACTTTTACCTAATGGGTTCTTATGACCTCAAGTATTTCTTGGCTCGTTCGCTTCTCTCTGGTGTTGCAAGTGATGCCGCCCGCAAGGCTTTCAAGAAGGAGAGCGCCGCTCTCCTCAAGAACACCAATGGCTTTGATGACCAGTTTCTGATTAAGGCTGGCAGCAGCCTGCAAATCACGGAAGATACTCTGACTGTAGACTCCAACGATAAGAAGGAACTGACCAAGGCTTTCAAGGCCTTTCAAGATAAGAAATCTATCGGTCGTGTGATACTGACCAAGATGGTCGAAGCGGTAGCCTAAAATTACCGCTTGACTTCTCCATCGATTCTGCTATTATAAAATAGTAGACAGAAGAGAGAAAGTGATTCGCTATGAATAATGTTGACACAAAAGGCATTTTGTTCTTGACATTTGGTCGCGAATCGTCTATAGTAAATAATGTGATTGATGATGTTTGTTTGTGAAAAGGTGATTTTATTATGATTAATACCCGTGAAGACATGTTGTCTGCCCTTCGTGCCGTCGATACAAATGGTGGTGTCTTTCGAAAGAAAGATGTTATCGCCGTGTCCAATTCTCTTGGACTCAAGAGCCGAATTGCAGACAAGATTATGGAAGAGGGCGAGAAGATTTCTCGTGGCGTTTACGATTTATCGGCTGCAATGGTTGGCGTGACTGCCAAGCCTGCACCTGCGATATTGCAACCAGTTGCTGAGATTATCTCGAAGCCCGTAGCCAAGACTGTGATGCAGCCTAAACTGGAAGTCATTATTGACAATCTGGTTCCTCGTCTTGATGCGACCTACGTTCCGTTTGGCTTTTACACCGACCTGATTAAGGTCCTCAAGGCAGAAGCCTTCTATCCCACGTTCATCTCTGGTCTGTCCGGTAACGGTAAGACCACGATGGTCGAACAGGCTTGCGCTAAGTTGAAGCGCGAATGTCTCCGTGTCAACATCTCGGTCGAAACCGATGAGGACGACCTGATTGGTGGCAACACCCTTGTCGATGGTAACGTAGTGTACCGCGAAGGTCCTGTTCTGACTGCCATGAAGCGTGGTGCAATTCTTATTCTTGATGAAATCGACCGCGGTTCCAACAAGTTGATGTGCATCCAGGCTATTCTGGAAGGCAAGCCTTACTTCAATAAGAAGACTGGCGAGACTGTTTTCCCCGCTAAGGGCTTCAACGTCATTGCAACGGCTAACACTAAGGGGCGTGGTTCAGACGATGGCAAGTTCATCTCGGCCCAGATTCTTGATGACGCCTTCCTTGAGCGTTTCGCCATCACAGTTGAGCAAGAATACCCATCGGCTAAGGTCGAAAAGAAGATTGTTATGAACAAGATGGAAAAGGCTGGTGCGATTGATGAAGAATTCGCCGACAACCTTGTTACTTGGGCTGAAATCATCCGTAAGACTTTCTACGATGGTGGCATTGACGACCTGATTTCGACTCGCCGTCTTGAACACATTGTTAACGCCTTCGCCATGTTCAAGTCTCGCCAGAAGGCAGTTGAACTTTGCGTAAACCGTTTTGATGGCGATACCAAGTCTGCGTTTCTTGACCTCTACAGTAAGGTTGATGCCAAGATTGACACAGGCCCTACCGATAACGTCAATGAAGACGCATTTTTTGAAGAGACACCGTTCTAAGGAGATAGTATGACAATTAAATATAAGTATAACGAAGGTGACCTGCTTCGGCAGGTCACCGAGTATGTGAACGCCACTTATGGGCAGCACTATTCGCAGAACAAGTACCAAGCTACCGAGTTTATCATTGATGGTGGACACGGTGTAGGCTTCACGGTTGGAAATATCATGAAGTATGCCCAGCGTTATGGCCATAAGGGAACTCCTGAAGACTGGCGTAAGGACCTGATGAAGGTCATTCACTATGCCATCATTGCACTGCATGTCCATGATAAGTCACAACAGCCCAGTCTAGCAGGACTTGACATGGATGTCAACCTAGAAGTAGAAGGTCTTACTTTCACTGGTGTATTACCATCTACGATA